AGGAGTCTCGATACTCTTGACAGATTGGTGTCTGATGCAGATCCAAAAATTGCTAACTCTATTCGTAATAAACAGAAAAAAGAACGTGAGACCATCAATTCTGATATTCGTTCTTCGAATAGTAAAATTAAGGAAATCAATACTGAGTTAGAGCCGCTTCGTAAAGAGGATGCATCATTTGCTGCAGAAGTTGGCCCTATAAAATATATAGCTGATCTAGTATATGGTGAAGAATCAAATAAGTACTTAGACAATGCTATTAGATGGGTGATTATTATCATTGTTATGGTATTTGATCCTTTAGCTATTATTCTGTTGATAGCTGCAAACATTGGGTTAAATAAGAAGCTAGAGAAACCTTCAGTTGAAAGAAAGTCAAGAGAAAAGAAAGATAAGAGCTCTTGGATAGATACAACTAAGGAATTCTTAGATAAAAAGAAGAATGATGTAATTCGTATAAACCGTAAGTCAATAATGAAAATAGATTAAGGAGATAGTTATGTTTAATTTTTTAAAAAATCTTTTTGCAATTCCCACTGCTGAAGAAATTAAAAAAGAGCCTGAGGTGAAACCTGCGCCAAAAGTTGAAGCTAAAGTTGAGCCAGTTGAGCCACCAACACCAATTCAGCCAGTTATCAATCAACCTCCAGAAATACCAGTTCTAGAGGCAGTTATTCCACCATCACCAATTCAGCCAATTGTCGATGAGCCTCATCATGAAACTCCAGCACCTGAAGTGAAGAAAAAACCTGCTGCTAAGAAAAAGCCAGCAGCTAAACCAGCAAAAATTACAGGTGCTAAGAAAGCTCCAGCAAAACCTAAGAAAAAATAATGTACTTATTTTTCATGATGGTTTATAATGCTATAGTTGGTCTAAACATGGAGATAAGATGAGTAATTTTTTTAAGGATTTGATAAATGAAATCAAAGATGAAGATACTACTTTGGCCGCTGACGGTGCTGGTAGTGCTGAGTTTACTGGTTTTGTTGATACTGGTAGCTACATTCTCAACGCTGTTTTCTCTGGTAGCATCTATGGTGGCATACCTAATAACAAAATTACTGCTTTTGCAGGAGAGTCTGCTACTGGTAAAACTTTCTTCGTACTTGGTGTCCTTAGAGCCTTCCTTGACCAGAACCCAGCAGGAGGAGTTGTCTACTACGACACAGAAGCCGCGGTCACGAAAGAAATGATGGAAGAAAGAGGTATTGACACTTCACGTGTTATTATCTCTGAGCCATCTACGATTCAAGGTTTCCGTCATCATGCATTGAAGATGATTGAAGCGTATGAGAAGACTCAAAAAGATAAACGTCCGCCTATGATGTTTGTTCTTGATTCACTCGGTATGCTATCAACTACTAAGGAAATGGAAGATACTGCTGAAGGTAAGGAGACTCGTGATATGACGAAGGCTCAAGTTATCAAAGCAACTTTCCGTGTTCTTACATTGAAGCTTGCACGTGCTAAGATTCCAATGTTGGTAACTAATCACGTTTATGCTGCAGTTGGTTCTTACGTTCCAATGAATGAGATCGCTGGTGGTTCTGGTCTTAAGTATGCTGCATCTACTATCGCAATGCTTTCGAAGAAGAAAGATAAAGATGGTACTGATGTTATTGGTAATATCATTCGTGTAAAGATGTATAAATCACGTATGTCAAAAGAGAATGGACAAGTTGAAGTTAAGTTGTCTTACTCTAAAGGTCTTGATAAGTACTATGGCCTTCTTGATCTTGCTGAAAAATATGAGATCATCAAAAAAGTTTCTACTCGTTATGAACTGCCTGACGGAACTAAAGTATTTGGTAAGAACATCAATGAAGATCCAGAGAAGTATTACACACCTGAGATTTTGCAACTACTTGATGATGCTGCTAAACTTGAGTTTAGTTATGGTGGTGCAACAACAGCAGATCTAGAAGATGTGGAAGAAAATGAGCTTGAAAGTGTTGAATGATAGAAAATACAATTCTGAGCAATCTTATCTCGAATGAGGATTATGGTCGCAAGACCATTCCTTATTTGAGGTCTGAGTATTTTACAGATAACGATCAAAAAACTATTTTTTGTCTTATCGAAGAGTATGTAAAGAAGTATAATAAGTTTCCAAATAAAGAAGCACTATCTGTTGATCTTCATGAACTAGAAGGATTGACTGACCCTCAATTTACTTCTATTCAAAGTAAGATTAACGAGCTACAAGCATCTGATGTTGACGAAGAATGGTTGCTTGATAACACTGAAAAGTTTTGTCAAGATAAAGCCATCTATAATTCCATCATGGATTCTATTCGCATCCTTGATGACAAATCAGGTAAAACAAGTAAAGGCATGATCCCTGAGATCTTGTCTAAGGCGCTATCTGTATCTTTTGATAATCATATTGGTCATGATTTTATTGATGATGCTGATAGTCGATTTGAGTTTTATCATCGAACTGAAGTGAGGATTCCCTTTGATCTCGAATACTTTAATAAAATCACAAAAGGTGGTGTCCCTAAAAAGACGCTTAATATCGCCCTTGCTGGTACTGGTGTCGGTAAGTCTTTGTTCATGTGTCATTGTGCTGCCGCAAACCTTACCAAAGGAAACAACGTCTTGTACATCACCCTCGAAATGGCCGAAGAAAAAATCGCAGAAAGAATCGACGCAAACTTGCTCGACGTCACAATCGATGAACTAGGTCTTCTACCTAAAGAATCATATGACAAAAAGATGAATCGTCTGAAAGAGAAGACTAAGGGTAAACTAATCATTAAAGAATATCCTACTGCTTCTGCTGGTTCTGGTAACTTTCGACATCTGCTTAATGAACTAAGGATGAAGAAAGATTTTATTCCTGATGTCATCTACATCGATTACCTGAACATCTGTGCTTCTTCACGTCTTAAATATGGAGCGAATGTAAATAGCTATACTTACGTTAAAGCCATCGCAGAAGAGCTTCGTGGTTTGGCAGTAGAGTTTAATGTTCCTATATTCTCTGCTACACAAACAACTCGTTCAGGTTTTACAAACTCTGATGTTGGCCTTGAAGATACTTCAGAATCATTTGGTTTGCCAGCAACTGCAGATTTTATGTTTGCTCTCATTTCAACAGAAGAGCTACATGCTCTGAATCAGATGATGGTCAAACAATTGAAAAATCGTTTTGCAGATCCTTCTATGAATAAACGATTTGTTATTGGTGTTGATAGAGCTAGAATGAAACTCTATGATGTAGAGCAATCTGCACAAGACGATGTTCTAATCGATGATACTCCATTGATGGATCAATCACCTTTTGGACAAGGTATGAAAGCAGAACGTAAGCCATCCTTTGATGGTTTCAAATAGGTAATATTGTCATCCATATAACGGTTTCATAATGTGGTACAAAATAGCTGTGTACTTTTTTGTTGGTTTAGTGTATAATTAACTATAGCTGGAGAAAGTATGAGCAAACCACGTATACGCATCAATGGCACAATGCCTATTGAATTGAAAAAACATTTTCGTAATGCAGTAGAGTTCTATGCTAATGAACTCATGTCCCCACAGTTAGTAAGAAATTTAAATATTCAGCTCAACTATAAGCGAGATCTAGAGCACAAAGTGTTGGGCGAATGCGAGATCATTGGTGATGTAATGAGACCTCGTAGATTTAAGATCACCATCACACCCATGAAAAATACTTTTTATAATCGTGCTGAGATTTTTAATACTTTAGCACACGAGATGATTCATGTAAAGCAGTATGCATATAGACAGTTACGATTTACTGATTCTGTAGAAAAAACTCGATGGAAAGGAAGAAGCGTCAACGAGCGAAATTACAGGTATGAAAATCTTCCATGGGAAAAAGAAGCATTTGGTGGTGAAGATAAGTTGTTTTTGAGATATGTTTGTGAAAATGCGGCATATGATTATTTTTTTGGATAAATTATGACTACATATACTGAAGAAGATCTTGATAAAATCAAAAGCTATGTTAAAGGACTTTTAATAGATGAAAACGTACCAGAAGTGCGCGTTACTTTCACCAAAAAAGATGGTTCAGAAAGAATCCTCAGATGTACGCTCGCTGAATCAAGAATCCCAGAAGACAAAAGACCGAAAGAGAAAAAAGATACCTTATCTTCTGATGAAGCAATCCGTGTCTTTGACGTAGAGAAGCAAGATTGGCGCTCATTTCGTTGGGACTCCGTTAAATCATTTGGGTTTAGTTTATCATGAATACTGCGTGGGCTCATTATAGTGGACTATG